CTTAAGGTCGGACTGATAGTCAGAGTAATAAGACATAAACTCATGATAAGACTGGTTAGCCCTTTCCACATCCTGGTCTGCTTTTTTGGTTGCATCTTCTACCTCGTCCTCTAGTTTTTTGATTTTAGTTTTTGCCATAAAGTCTTTTAGGAATGAGATTATGAAGTCTACAATCCATTTAATTAACTGCTTCACTAATTTCCCCTAAAGAACTTAACTCATATAACTCGTGTTGTTCTGCCATAAACCCATCACCCCGACCTAAATTTCCAATACGACTCTCCTGTAATAATTCTTCTTGTCTCATAAATCCTCTAAAGGTATAGGTTGGGAATGTTCCTGTTAGTAAAGCAAAAAAATCTCCAGACTTTTTTTTCCAAAGAACTGCTAATAACCTTCCTGTTTCGTACTTTGTGACTTTTACATCTACAGTTAAACCAGAAGGCAGTGTAGCATCTCCTTTATCCTCTCCTTTGGAGGAAGACCTTACATAAATAGTCGTATCTGGATAAACATTAAATAATTTACAAAAAGCTAATTCAGATGCAATACCTTGTAAGTCCGTAAACTCATCACTTTGAGGTCCCATTTTAGCATTATGAATTTTATTACTTCTCGCACAGTTAAACCTTCTTTTGGCTATGTCTTTACATAAAGTTTGTTCAACATCGTTTAGAGTAATCTCAGTTCCTATCTTAATGTCCATCGTAAAAATCCTTTGCAACCTCTGCAGGTGCCTTTAGTGGAATGGAAATCTTGTAGGTATTTTCCATTATAAATTGTACGCTTTTCCGCCATGTTTCCGCCACATTTTTTGGTACTCTAACTACAATTTGATCGTGGATTTGCGCACAAACATGTCCTTTAACGCCTTTACGTTTAAGTTCTCTGGCTATGGCTATGCAAGCCCTGTTTGTAATTGAAGCAGCTAGGGATTGAATTTGAAAGTTCTTTCCATTGTTGAGGAAGTTACGCATCTCCTTAGCTAAGTGTTTCATTTGATTATATTTCTTAGGGTCACTGCTATACTCTTTCCAGAGTTTCAAACTATCTAGGATATAATCGTGATGTCCTCTCCAAATACTAGGAGCCTTAGGCATATGTCTAATCCTTCCTGCCTCTGACCTTACCCTTCCCAATGTCTTAACCATATCATCGGTTTCTTTCATCCACTTATGTAACATAGGATACGCTTCCAGGTAATTGGATATTAGAATCTTAGCATCTGATTGGGGGATATCTAATTGTTTTCCGAGTCCGTAGGATTCAAGCCCATAGGGGATTCCGAGCGCATATGCTTTTGCTCTTTGGCGAGTAAGCTTGTCGGTCCTTCCGAGATAATTATTATCCTTTTTAAATGCTGATGTTCCATCCAATTTTTCAGCAGCAATAGCGATTGTACTATAAAAATCGCAACCGGAACGAAAAATATCCTTAAGTCCTTTGTCTCCTGATACATGAGCAAAGACATGAGGCTCAAGAGATTCATAATCACTATCGATAAAAACATAATTTTCTCCTGCAATAAAAAATTTGCGTATTTCATTGTTGTATTTCATCACCAAGTCAGACACTTGACCTTTCTCTTTCGGTCTAGGTAATTGCTGAATATCAGAGCCATAACGTCCGCTAATGGTTCGGTGTTGAAAAAATGAGGGATAGAATATTCCATCCTGTTGTTCATCTAAAAACCTATCTATGTAGGTTCCTTTTATCTTATTAAGTTTATTATAGTCTCTTAGTAGGTTAGCCCATTCATATTTATCTGCCATAGTATCTAGAAATTTATCATCTACCTGGGGATTTCCTTTGTCTGTTTTAGACATAGGTTCTTCCCCTAAAGTTTCAAAGAATAGTTTCTTTAGATGATGTTTGGAAGATAGGTTGAACATGTTCCCCTCTACCATAGTTAACTGTATCTCTCTAACTATATCATTAGATAGATAAGGAGTGTCATTGTCCTGTAAAAAGCCTTTATAAATAGAATCTGGAAGAGACTCCAGAGCCTTCTTCGATAATGAGAAGGCTCCAGAGCCGGTTTGGGGTAGGGACAAATCCGCATATAAACAGAGGGCTTGGGCAAACGGACCTGTCCTTCGGGGAGGAAAGTTCTTCCAAAGATACCAAGGCTCAAATACTTTGCTTAAAAGGGGGCTAATAAGCTTTTGTATTTGTTCTTCTAACTTAGCAATATCTGCAACGATATCAACCTGTTGTCGCTTTAGGTTCTTGATGTCTAGAGGAATTCCTTCCATTTCCATTGGTATAGTAACTTCTTTATATAATGGCATAACCTCATCTTTAAAGAAAAAGTTTTCCAATTGTTTGTTCATTTTAGTAACATAGTAAAAAGCTAATCTAAATGTAAGGTGACAATCTTTGATACAATAGTTACCCATGATATCGAGATCGGCTTTGTAGTATTCTTTTTTAGCTCCACCGTTTGCTTTGATGGAGTCGTAGAGGTCTAATTGTTCTCTACGTTCTTGGTCACCATAAATCTTAACTCCTACGTCTTTTAATCCAAAAGGTCTTAGTTCGTCTATGGTATGCTTAGCTAACATGCCCTCAATATAAAGGCTTGGTATTAGGTTAACACCAAAGTAGTGATAAGTGAAACGACAATCGAAAGAGCCGTTCCACATTATCAATTTTTTGTGTGACAATAATGTTAATATAGTGTGGCATTCTTCCTTGGTTAAAGCCTCATGGAGTTTTCCATCTTTCCAATACTTGTGACAAAAGTAAAATCCTTTCAATCCATTAGAGATACCAAAGCCAATTATAACGCCATTTCTCACATCTAACCCATTGGTTTCTACATCATATGCCCAGTCGGAACCTTGTCCGATTAACATACCTATAGCTCTATGATATTCTTTGTGATTTGCATCTGTTATAACCGACATAGTACCTCCAAAGGTTTGTCTTTATTCTACCTCATCCCTTAATACTTCAAAACTGTGAGCCATACGTCCTGCCAGCTTACCTTTGGAAATTTCCTTTTTTCCTTGGTATTTAATCTGTACAAAGTCTCCTGCATTTATAAAACCCATTTGATATCCTAGGTTTCCTGCACCATTTAGGATAATAATATTACCCTTCTCGTCTGTAAACTTGTAATCAGATTTCTTTTCATCAAAAGCATTAGGTAGGGCTTCAACATAAGTAGCTTCTACAATTACTCCAGGTTCCTCCAATTTTGATGGTCTGATAAATTTAATGTTTGATGTTTCCCTTTCTATAGGTGATTTGAAATTTCTTTTTGCCATTTTATTCCTCCGATATTGGGTTAGTGACTCCTTTTAAGGACTCGTAAATTATTTCTAGTTCTTCCTCACTCATCTTATTGTGAGTGATTTTAAATTTTAGAGCGTTGACCTCATCCTCTAATATTTCTAACTGTTTGTCAAGTAGTTTTAATATTTTAGTTTGGATATTATCATCATTCTTAATTACCTTGAAGGCTTTTTTCTTGAAGTTTTTTTCCTCATCATTACTCATCTTCTAGTTCCTTAAGTTGTTGTTCAGTCTTTTCAATCAACTTTGTTAAAATTTTAGAGTCTTTATATAAATTGAATTCAGACTCATCTTGCTTTAAGATATTATAAATGTCAAGTAGGGATTTTAATTCTTCTTTCTTTTCCATTATACCTCCAATATTTCATAGTCAGTAATGGGTTTAACTTCCTTCTCGTTATCCCATTTGCCAGACTCTAAACAACCTTTGTAGATCTTGATAGCATTCATTACTTTCTTACGTCCTTTCCCTAAAGTCAAGTCGGAAACCTTATAAACTTCACAAGTAATACTACGTTTACCTAATACAATAAAATAAAAGTCAAAAGGTTTGTCATATTTCCTAGAAAACAAGTCTACATATAACGCTGCACTAAGATCATATCCATATTGCTCAACTGTAAACCCAAAAGTATCTAAGTCAGGATCAGATGCAGTAGTCTTAACATCGGCTATAAAGCCCTTTTCTACGTTTATGATATCGGCTCTAGCCTTAAGTGGTACTCCGAGCATATCAGAGAATAGAGAAAATTCTTTATTCGCACCTTTTACCAGGTCTACGGCTTCGGGTCTTTTATTGTAAGCACCTACCCAATTTTCTACCTTAAGTTTTTGAGCTGCTGATAACATTATTTTACCAGAATCTTTATGTTCTTCTGCAAAGGCTTTCCAGGCTTTTCCAGCTTTACGATTTCCATCAAAGATAACATACTCTTCCTCTTTCATATGAGGTTCTAAGATAAGGGTATGAGTATAATTACCTTCATCTAAGAACGCTCCTTTTAGTGGTTCAGCTTCTCCTAAGATTTTATCTTTATAAAACTGGTTTGTATCTTTTAACAACATCTTTAAGTTGGATGAACTTAAATGTTTTTTCTCCGCATGATACTTGTCGTTACTTAATGTTTTGTAAATTCCTTTGTATTCCATAGTTTCCTCATTTTATTGGACACATACCAGTAGCACATTCGAAACTACCTTTTATATCTTCTTCGTTTACTTCACAATCTGTAATTGGTTTAACTGATTCTATCATATTTTCATACTCTTGTCTAGTTATTTCTTCTAATGGTGCTTGGTCAAAGCCGTGGTTAGAATGTAACAAGAACGAGACTGTCTTTAAGTTGTTGTTATAATTGAACTTTAGCCATAATTGTATTGCTGGAAGCTCTTCTTTCTTGTAGTAGACTGTAACAGACACAGCGTTATCTGACCATTCAGCTTGTAATTTTTTCACTAACTCCAGTTGTTCTATTGCACTCATATCTTTTGATACTATCGTGTGGTCTGGAAACTTAGATGGAAATTCTACAACTACGGTATTAGTGTCCTGGGTTCCATCAAAATTTCTCTGAAACTCTACCTTATACCCTTTCTGTCTACAAACGTTAACCAGGGCGCTATCCGAAGCCATACGAATTCGACGGACATGAAAAAGACTATAACCTGGATGCGCTCCTGGTGTAACTCCAGATAAAAGACTTAACGTACCCGATGGTTTAATAGTAGTTAGTTTAATGCTGATCGGAAACTCCTTTAGTTCGGAGTATGTTTCATCTAATTTCCGTAAAAATTTATATGTTCCTGGTAACCAAGATTGTTGTTCCTTGGTTGCCATACAATATCCTGTTATACCAATGCCCATTCTCATGTTCTTATGGACTATATCCTCTGTCTCCTTTGCGTGACATGGTAAAGCCAATGAGTGTTTACATATCTTATAGAGATATTGGGCAACATCATCTAGCTCTTCTTGAGACTCTATGTTTGGTAAATGAATCTCAGCTAGGCAGCATGTTTCAAACGGTGCAAGGCTTTGCTCAGCACATGGGTTAAATCCTTGAACATCTGGATCAGGGTATCTTGTATCTCCTGTACGTCCAATTGTTTGAGCCAATTTAAGGTTGATGAGACCATATGGTTCACTGTTTCCGTTATATCCGTCCCAAAACTGTTCGGGTAAAAGTGAGATATCGTTGCATACAACACTATTGTTAGACATAGCCCTCCAATTAGGTATGCCGTTATCCCAACGCTTCGCTTCAAGAAATTGAATATCATCGTAATCCCCTATTGCTATTTGTGCGCTTCGACGCACGTTTCCTGCTACAACTATGTAGCCAATTATGTTCATTATATCAAGACAATCTATTGGTCTTAACTTTTTTCCTCGTCGGTTGTTGAGGACGTTGCTAATTTGTTCGATTCCCCAACAGAGTTCATTTGGACCAGACGCAACCCCTCCGAAGCCTTTGATAACTTCTCCTTTTCCTCGGACACAAATTGTTGAATAAGTGAAACCTCTTCCTTGGTGAAAGTGAGCTTCCAAACATCTTCGGAGAAGTTCGATCCATCCTTCTCTTGAATCTGGCACAATAAAATCTGCGTCTTTGCTATCTTTGCGAATAATCTTAATTTTCTTTTTGCTAACTTTTGGTAGCTCATAAACATGCTCTCTTTGAATGTTGTAACCTACACCCGATCCTAACATTAAGGCGTCCATAGCCCATGTGAATGGTCGAATGGGTTCATTAACTACAGTAAATGCGCAATTTTGTAGTGACATAAGACCTAATCGGTCTATGGTTTTTGTTCCCAATTGCCACATAAATCGTCCTGCCACCGATCCCTTTAAGCTTAATAATATTTCTTTTAACTTTTCTTCTTCCCATGGTTGAAATCCAACCTTTAGTTGTTTTTGACATGCGTTAACCACCCTATCAATTGTGTCCTTAAACTCTTCAGTCTTTGAGTTTGGATTGTTTTCACTTAATCTTCGAGCGTATGTCCTTTTGTAGGTTACGTAGCCCAAAGGTCCCCAAGGTGTTTCTAATTCCATGCAACCGCCTTTGAAATAATTGGTAGTTCTTTTTTTAAAATCTCTCTTATTTCTAAGGCTATATCTCGGTGTTCTTTTTGAGTGTCTACCCTGCACCTTAGATCACAGTAATGAATCCAAGATCTAATATTTCCAGTCATGTAGAGTTTAGTCTTTGAGCTTAAAGGCAATAAGAATCTAGCTTGTTCTTTAGCTATTCCTAAGTCTAAAGCATCATGATATAAAGACGCTCCTAGAAGTTGAACTCTATCCTGTGCTATCATGAACCAACGTTTATCACATGGACTCATATCGTCTATAGAATTTTGTCTATTCTTAGAATCTTGTCTCCTAGCCTCATAGGTTTCAAAGTCTGCTACTGCAGCATATCTTTGAGAAAACTCCTGGAACGTAAAG